CCTTGGGCTTTACTGACATACTTGTGAGAAGGTGTTCATATTCACAGACTTCCGAAATGATAACAACTGCGTACCCTCTCTTAGCATAACTGTACTCAATAGCCGACCTGTAGTCTGCCTTTGTTTGAGGAGTAATGACATTCGTAATCTTAGAGTTTCTCGCGAGACCCGCGTGGGTTGCCAAGTCACTGTTTCCTCTACCCGGCACTTCCAAGAATACAATTGAATTAGTAGAAATCGCTTCAATGTACGCACAATCGATGTATCTTGCAAGTTCTTGAACAGCTGTTTGGAAACCAAGGGATTCAAGACCTGGCATATCATTGAACACCGTCTTGGCAATACCAATAATGTTTGTATCTACGCGATCATCAAGGGCTAAGTCTCTAGCAGACTTCATGGACTCATTTCCACATATACAATAGAGACGGTCAAGTCCATTAATATTCTTGACAGCTCTATCAACATCAACAAAGTCATAGGATGTTTTCAAGATGGATCCGGGTCCTTCGTCAATGTGTTCTTGATCAAAGTATGTTTTCACATTCTGATTGAGACCTCTAAAACCATCACTGAAACCATGGACGTGATTTCCTTGGTTCTTTTCGCGAAGCGTGATTGACCGGATGACTGTATTCACACCTGGGCATACACCACCAGCGGTAAGGATGCCAATATTCATCTTTGGATTACATATGTGCTTAGTTTTTATGTATGTATAATCTATAGGAATGTCCCTGGAAATTGTGACATACGCGAACAGGTCTCAGGGTATGTTTGAAGAACTTGTCAATAATGAGTTTGGTGTTCCAGTGACTGTGTTAGGTTGGGGGACCAAGTGGAATGGGTTCAGTGATAAGTACAAGGCAATGTCAAAACATCTTGAAACTAAGGGTGATGATGACATTGTTATTTTCCTTGATGGATTTGACACAAAGATCAATAAAAATCCACATGAAGTTGTTGAACTTTTTAAGGAATGTAATTGTAAGGTTCTCGTGTCAAAGGATCCAGACCCATTTTACGCTGCACCCCTTATTTTTGGAAAGTGTAGTGAAAAATCTACCGCCAACTCGGGTCTTTACATGGGTTACGCTAAAGAACTCAAGAGTGTCATAGATGAAGCATTAGCTGAAAAGTGTGAAGATGATCAAACAAATATAAACACAGTTTGTCAAAAATCTGAATTTGTAAAGGTTGATGAAGAAGAGAAAATCTTTAAAAACTTTGGACCTTTGGACAAGAAACATCACACCGATGCCATATTTGTGTCGTACCCAGGTTCTCCAGGAATTGATCGTTACACAAGAGCTATAGTTGAATACACACAATTCTTGTACATGTATATATTGTGTCTAATCATTTTGGGATTAGCTTTCTTTCCACAAAGACAAAAAGTTCTGTTACCCATATTAGTTCTATTTACGAGTTTCTATGCTTTTATTGTGGACAAGTCGTGTACTAAAAATTAAGAAATTTCAACACCCCCAGCAATTATATATTTATAGTCAGCTTTTACTTTTTTTCCACAATGAGGAAAAGTCCATGAACGGGGAAATATTACTATTTTTCCAACTTCCGGTCTCACTTTGCGACCATTTATAAACTTTGTTTTTCCCCCTTGTCCAGGTTCTAAAGTATTCAAGTACAAAATAAACTGTAAAAATGGTACATCACCAGCACGGTTACCCGGGTAAGAATCCACATGCCACTCATATTTTTTACCCCGTTTTATTTGATGCACAGCTTTCTTAAGTTTTTTAACATTGGAAGTAAGTATTTCTGCAAATGGGTGATGATATTTTTTGTTATTAATATCAAAGTCCAAATTTAAATGTCGTAAATACACCTTAATACACTCATTTAAATATTGGTCTATGCAATGACTCAATTCTTTAAATTCTGGATAGTGTTCTAAAAACATTTCTTTGTTAGGCTTTTCACTTGAACACAATTTATCACTGACCATATAAGTTAGCATCCCAGGTTTTATCAAATCTTCTTTTTTACAAAATGCTTCTATAACACTATTACACACACTTTCTGGTACGAAACCTGGGAGTTCTAAAATAAACTTATCCATTAAACTAATGTGTTCTATTAATCTTTAAACACTTTCTATCCTCACTTAGTCATGCTTAATATGTAATAATGAACAGGATATATATTTATGCGGAGCCTTTACTTCATTTCCGCAATGTGCAAAGGTCCAAGAACATGGGAATAACAGTATTTTGCCAGCTTCAGGTCTAATTTTATGACCAGTAATTAATTCTGTGGCACCACCTTCTTCTGGTTCTAAAGTATTTAAATATAAAATTATATTTGCAACACGCCCAGGTATCGTTATTGGGCTATCATGATGCCAACTATACCCAGGACCTCTATCAACTCTTTGTATATCAAAACCACTATCATAAAAGTTAGAACTTAATATATCATCGAACATACTATCATTATTTTTATCTTTAAAATTGTCTTTTAATGCACTTATATATTTTTTTATCGCTTTTTTAATATACTTATAAAGAATTTGATCTTCTTTTTCCCATCCAGATAAAGATGAAATATGTAGGTCCACAGACTTTTTCAAATTTTCATTCACAACTTTTGCATTCACCGGACCTATTCCTCCCCTTTGTTTTCTTGGGTCATTTTCAAATTTTTTTATTAAATGGTCGCAAAATACTTTTGGTACAAGATTTGGTATTTCTAGAATATACCTTTCCATTGTTTGAATATTACACACAGTCTTTAAACACTTTCCATTCTCGCTAAGTCATCTATATCATGACTTGAACGTCTATTACTAGTAAATTCTTTACTCTTTCGTCTCACACCAGCTAAAGCACTAAGCCATCTCGACACAGCTCTACTTTTCGCGAGTTCTGACGCGGTATCATCACTCACAATTATACTCAAACCATTACATACATCAGGTTTATTTTGTCTATCTGGGAATTCTAAATTGAAAGCTTGTATAGATATCGCGGGAATATCCGGTGCTTCATCTAAAAGTCTATCATACTCTTCGCGGCACTTCTTAACAAAATCCAACACACATGTGCGATCCCCTTCATCAAGGGAAAGTTCCATATCAATATTTCTGTAGAACTTTGAATATTGGACACACATGGCTGAATGCGTTTCAGCTAATCTACCACTATCACTAAACTTACCTATTGATGTGAGAATACCAGCAAGAACATTGAGAAACGCAAAAAAGTATTGAACAATCATAATTTTGTTTCTTGTTGCTGGATCCAAATCCTCATTTCCACTTGGATTGAGTACTGCGAAACCTCCAACCCCTGTTATACTAGCAATCACAATACTAGGATAAGAGAGGTAGTCATTTTGTCTCTTGTAGTGAAGGCGGGCGTGGTTGTGAAGCCAACGGTAACCCGCAGCCCTCTCCGCCCACGATTTTAAAAGCTTCTCTTGCTTATCACACCAGTGATGTGTTTCATCATGAGCTTCCATTATTTTACGCGGGGATTTTAATTGTCATCTTCGTAGGAATAGAGAGTTTTTTTAAGTTGGTTGTAAATGAGTTCGCTTGGCGATCCTGGGTAAACATTTGAATCGGCACTGACCTCCATGGTTGTAAGCACACAATTTGGATGTTCAAATACTTCATCTTTGGTCGCACAACTCCATATAGATACTGTAGAAGTTACAGTCCAATTTTGTGTATAATTATTTGCAGTACTTGGACCATCTTCAATTTTTGAGATATTGATAGGCGAGAATCCAATTGATGCATATCGCCTTGTCCCATCTGGATAATTAATTATAACACCCATTTTACTAATAATTAAGATTTTTTTTATATTTTTATTCGCACACCTTAATTTCTCTTAAGATTGGTGTTTCTGGTCATTACGAAAAATCCAATAAGACCGAGAATAAGGGCAGCACCCACGATACCAGCGCCTGTCATTTGGATTTGTCTAGCCTTTTTCTTCTGTTGTTCGCGAATGGTGTTCATTTTATATAATATACGAAACATTAAAATTATTTGAGTAAAATCATTAACATACATACACAACAAATGCAAGACATCATACTTCCATGAACATTAGTACAAGTTTTTCCCGGTATCGCTTTACAAAGAGTTGCCTGAGAACTTGAAACACAACAGCAACATATATATGCGAGAAGCGCTATCTTAGCACCGTCCATTTAAATATTAGGATATTTTTTAACATCTTAATATTTAAGTTTTTTAATACGCGAATCGAATTTTTATATATTTAAGCCATAATTAACTTAGTTGGAGAACGCGAGACCACCCATACCGGATTGGATGCGGAGGACGTTGTAGTTAACCGCGAACATGTGCATGTTGGTAACACCGTGTCCAGCTGGAGAGGTGACCGCGACTTGGGCGTTGTCGATGCGGGAGAAGTTGCAAGTACCAGTTGGTTGGTGTTCTTCTGGCTTGAGCGCAAAGGAGTAGCTGTACACACCTGGGTATGGGTTACCAGA